CTCGATGCGCTCGAATACGGCGTTGACGTGCGCGAAGGTCATCGCGCCGACGTTGCCTTGGGTGAAGCGTGGGAACTCCATGAGTCAGTCCGCGAGGATGTTGTAGAGCAACTTCACCGCCGCCGTGTTCGCGCGCGCGGTCGGCGCGTTCGTCGCCAGCCGCAGCGCCGCCACCTCTCCGGCCTTCAAACGGATCACGGGCGCGAAGTTCGTCCCCGTCCCGCTCCCGATGTCAACGTAGTTGGTCGTGTCGCAGTTCCGAAACCAAGCCCAGCCCGCGCTCGATACGTCGCTCATGGACAGCGCCTCCGCGTTCGTGCTGGTCCCGATGTCCTGCACGCCGCCAGTCGCCGTCGTGCCGCTCATGTCAACAAGCACCGTTCCGGGGCTGAACGACTGCGCCAAGAAACCGTTCTTGACTTCCACCTTGAGGTTGACCGTGATTTCCTTGGACATCAGAAGTTCTCGCTGATCGTGTTGAAGTCGTAGGTCTGCGGGAACGGCTGCACGAATGCCACCGTCTCCGCATGGAAGCCGTACTGCGGCGTGAAGGTCATCCGCACGTCGCCCTGCGAGTTCTTGCGCGCGACCTGCTGCATATGGAAGTCGGCGCGGTACTCAAAGCGATGCGTCAGCCGGAACAGATTCACGTTCACGCGCGACGAATCGTTGCCGCTGTAGACGAGCGTGCCAGCAGCGAAACCCTCGAACGTCGAAGAGTTGCGCTTGCCGACAGCCTCAGCGATTGTCGCCAGTCGCCCCGGCATCTGGAAGTCGCGGATGTTCTCGCTGATCTGAAGCGTGACCACGATGGCGCGGATCGTGGTCGGGTCGCCTCCGGCATCGACCGGAGTCCCGCCGATGTCCGATCCGTTCGACCCGTTGCCGCCGTATGCGCTCGGCACGTTGAGCCTGTACACGTCGAGGAACTGGAACGACGTGGACGTGGTGCGCTCGACGTACCCGAGATCGCTCGGCGGGTTCGTGCTTGGCCCGTACTGCCAAGTGACTCGCCACGTCGCCTTGCCGTCTCCGAGAGGGTCGATGTTGTGCGACAGCGCGTAGACCGTCGTCTCGCCGGGGAACAGGTCGCCAGCGGCGGGCATCCCGTTCGCGCCAAGAACGATCTGCGACGGCTCGGTGATCGGAGACGAATCGTCCCAGACCATGAATACCCGCTGCCCGGTGATGCGGCCACCGGAGATCGACAGGTTCCTGCTCGCGAGTTGTTCGTGGACTGTCTGAGCCATATCACTGGATCGCCATGTTCATGGTTGCGTCGTACTGCTTGCCCAGCACCTCAAGGATCTTGGTGAGCGTTCGGAACGAGTCCTCGTCCACGTTGCGCTTGCGGCCCATGTCGCCGAAGGCGTTGAACTTGAACGTGCCGCCAACCGCTTGGATCGCGCCGGACTGGACGGCGCGCGTCGCGCGAAGCGAAGCCTCGATCTGCTTCTGAGCCTCGTCCTGAATGTCCTTGATCTTCTCGTCACGCTCTTGGATGCGGCGCTGGCGCGCCTCTTCGTCGGCCTTCTTCTTCTCCTCGGCCTCGGCTGCGATCAGGTCGAACCGCTCCTGATACTCCAACTCGATCACGCGCAGCCGCTCCGCTGCGGCGTCATCGAACCGCTTCAGTTCGTACTCGGCGTTCGCGCGCGTGTCTTGGTTCTCCGAATCGAGCATCCGGGCCACGCGGTAGTCGCGCTGGCGCTGCATCTCGATGCGCTCGCGCTCGATCTCGCGCTCCATCTCGATGCGCAGCGCGGACTCCTCGTCGCCGGACGCGCGGAGCCGCGCGGCCTCGCGCTCTGCAACGGCGTCTCCCATCCGCATCTCGTTCTCGAACTGGCGCTGCCGGGACACCTTCTCAAGTTCTGTCAGGATCTTCTCGTTGGCCGCGAACTCGTCCTGATAGGCCTTGCGCTGCGCCGCGATGCGCTTCTCTCCATCCTCGCGCTTCTTGATTCTCGCGGCTTCCTCCTCCATCACGCGCTCCATGTAGGCGGCGTCCTCGGAAAGCCGTGTCGCTGCGGCGGCGCGTTCGCCCGTGATGCCTTCGATGATCCTGTCGCTGATCGAGCGTCCGACCTTGACTAGCGATCCCGCAATCGGGATCGAGGAAATCATGTCGTTGAGCGCCTGTCCGACCGATTTGTCGCCGCTGATTACGTCGGCCAAGTCCTTCAGCATCCGGTCGGCCATCGCGATGCCGACAAGACCTCCGATCATGTTGCCGATCTTCTTGTCGCTGAACTGCGATGCCAGCGCGCCCCCAAGCGCGCTGCCAGTCTGCTTGCCGAGCGCCTTCCCTGCGGCACTGGCCGACGCCCCGGCGCGCTTCGGCACGTCGCCGAATCCCGCGTCAACCCACTTCGGGATCTCCTTGCGTATGTCCGGGCCGACCTGCTCCTTGACCACCTTCACGATGTTCGTGACGGCTGGCGGCGCGACAATCGCCGCCGGAGTCGGAGCGGAAGTCGCCGCAGAAAACGCCGCCATCGCGCGCTTTCCGGCATCCGTAAACCGAGACTCGATGTCGCGGAACTGCGCCTCAAGCGCGTTCATCTCGGCCTGTACGGAGATGTTGAGCGTCCCTGCGTTCATCGTCGTTCAACGTATCGGCGCATCCAGTCGCCGCCTTGATGCTGCGCCGAATCGTGACCCTCGATGGACAGCCGAAGATGCGCGTCGAACTCGCCGCAAGTCAGGTCGAACGGATGGCCAAGACCCGGCGCGGCGCGCGCGATCAGATGCGCCTCGGCGAACACGTCGCGCTCGACGGTGCGTCGAGGCGCTGTCAGTTTCCCGACGCGGGCTTTGCTTCTTCGGCGGCGATTGCGTCGGTGTCGATGCCCAGCGCCTCAAGCGCGACGTTGGTGGCCTCGCGCGGAGCGACCGACTGGACGAAGCGCATGGCCGTATCCACGTCGCCGAGCGCCGCAGACAGGACGCGGATCTGACCGTGCAGCGAGTAGCAGTCGAGGCACAGCGCCGAGACGTTCAAGGCGCGGCGTCGGGCGTCGGAAACGAACTCCGCAGCCTCCGCGCCGCGCAGTCCGGCCAAGGCCGCGTCCCCGGCTGCGGCCTTCGCGCGCTCGGTCGCGAAGTCCTCCGACAGCGCAAGGCGCTGCCGCACCGTCAGCGGCTTGACCAAGTAGAACTGACCACCTGCCTCGATCTCCCATTGTGCCGTGCGAATCATCCGTTGAGCCTCCTCATGCGTTCGAGAAATCCATCCGCTCCCGTCGCGACCACCGCGACATCCGACGCGCGCCGAGCCTGAACAGACGCGATCTCATGGACCGTGCGCCTGTCAGCCGCCAGCGCGAAGTTCACAGCCTGTTCCTCCGTGATCCGGCCCGGATTGATCCGGCGCGAACGGACAACACCATCGCGGTACGCGATGGTGATGACCCAGTCCGAATCGGACGGAGCGAATACCTCTGCTACCTGTGCCGGAATCGTCATGCGTCAGACCAGCCAAGAAACCACGGGGGCCGTGCCGTCGCCGTTGCTGAAGTTGCAAGTCAGAGTCGAGTCGCCAGTCTTGTCCACGTTGAACGCGAAGCCGTTGAAGATGCAGTTGGCGCTGATCTTCGCGTCACTGGTTCCGCTTCCGTCGAAGAGGGTCAGCGTGAGCGCGGCGGTCGAGGTCTGGAGGAAGATGCAACTGGTGGCAGCGGTGGTCGTGGCAGTTCCGACGCCGGGAACGCCTGTGAGGGAACCCGTGAGGTCGAGCATTCCAAGCCGACGCCGACGCCCGGTGTCGCTGAAGCCAGTGGTGTCGCTCTCGACGCGATCCAGCGTCGCCGCGAAGGTGCGGACTTGAATGACCTCGCCGCCAGCCGGGAGAGTCACTGATCCGTCGTTGCCGCAAAGGTAGGTGCTGATAGGCATGGTCTATTCCTCAAGTGTCGAAGGCGAAAGCCCGGTACTCAACAACAATCGTCCAACCGTCATCCGCGAATGACGGCGCTCCGGTCGAGGTCAGGACGAACTTGCATCGGTCGAACCCGGTAGGCGAGGTGGAAGTCGAGAGCGCGGTCGCAAGCGCGGCGGTCGCCGTGTGAATGTCCTGCGTGCCGCTGTTGCCGAAGTAGAACGTGAAGGCGAAGTCCACGACGTAGCGCGTGGCCGTGTTGTACGGCTGCACGTCGATGTTGTTCGCGCGGTACACCAGCAGCGGCAGCGCGGCGTTCGCCGGACCCGCATCGAGGTAGATGCGCTGGCCAACGACGTTGGTCAGGCTCGAAGTGGAGAACAGGCGCGACTTGAGCGCGTCGAGGATTGCTTGCATCACGGCCTCCCCATGCGCTTGGCGACGGCGTCCGACACGATGCCTTCTACCTCGCCCTGCATCGCGGCGATGACGGGCCGGATATACGGACGGGCCGCGATTCGCGCGCGCGTGCTTCCAAACTCAAGAGCGGCGGCGTACTTCAGATTCGATCCGACCGTCAGCACAAGCGCGCTGCCAGTTCGATTCAGAGACGCAAATCCTTCGTTCTTCGTCGTGGTCGATCCAATGTTGGCGTTGGAAACGACCGTCCACGACGCACGAAGTCGGCCAGTGTTCGCCGCCGGAGGATTGCCGGGAGCAGACGCGACGTGCCATCCCTTCGCACGCGCGTTGCGGCCCTTCTTCTTCCCTTTCGCGACACGGTAGCGCCGCCCGGTTCCCGGCTTCGACAACTGGTCGCGAATCAACTTCGACAGGACCAACGAGACGCCGACCATGCCCTGAGCCACGCCATCGTCAACCCGGCGCGTGACCTCGCCGGGACCGCCACCAGTCCACTGGAACGAAGTCACAGCGACACCTCCGGCTCGATCTCCACGCACTCGATCTCGGTGTGGTTCAAGTGCGGCGCGGCCCCGGTGTCGCCCAACAGGCCCGGATTCGTGACGCCAGTCACGCGCCACGTCTTCACGTTCGCCGTGCCAGCGATCCGGTCGTGGATCTCGTCATCGACCTCCACGTCCGCGCAGCCCTCGACGTAGATCGTAGTGGCCGTGCGCCCGTTCATCCGGCCCTGCGCCACGTCGCTCGACTGCGACCCCGGCTGCACGAAGCCTGTCACGGTGAACTCGCGCGCATACGAGCGCGACACCTGACCGTCCGCGCCGACCGCGACCGCCGGACGGTAGACGAACAGGCAGCGCCCGAATTGCGCGATGATGCCGCCGATGCTCAACGAATCCTCCGGTACTGCGCGAGGAGGTCGCGGATCTCCTGCTGCTGCTCCGCTGCCGCGCGGCGGCTGTAGGAGTACCCGCCAAGGCTCTCGCTGGCGATCCCCATGTCTCGCGTCCTGTCGCGGTAGAACCGCGCAGCGACCGTCAGCGTGGCTTGGACGATGTCGTAGGGGATCGTCGCGTAGCCGCCCGTGTAGTCCACCAGCACCGACTGATACCCGGACAGCGAGTCGCCGTAGATGATGCCGCGCTCGGCGTCGAGTCCGTAGTCCGACAGCGAGTACACCCAGCCCTGCAACAGGCAACCCGAAATCCGGAGATCCCGACCCACCACGCCATCGAGGTACATGGACGGGATGTTGAGGTTGGCCGTAGCGCGGAACCCCGCCACGGCGTTGATGGCCGTGGCCAGTTCATTGGTGGTGTCGTAGGTGGTCAGCGACAGCGTCGTGATCGTCTCCGTGCCGCCACTGGTGCGTCGGTTGAGGTAGATGGACGTGGAGTCGTTCGAGATAGACGCGAAGGCATCGCTCTGGTCGATGCTGTAGACGCTGAGAACCGTCTGCTTGAGCGCCCCGACGAAATACACCTTCTCGGCGGGAGGGTTCTTCAGCACGATCCGGTCATGGCCGAACGTGTCGTAGACCTCCTGCACCCGTGCATCGGTGAAACGACGCCCGCAGTACGACTCGACCCACTTCGACGCGCGGTCGATGCACTGCTCGAGAATCGTGTCCGTGCCTCCCGACGTGACGCCGAGGAACGTCTTGAGGTCTGCGAGGGTGACGAGCGAGGTTGCGGCGACAGCCATCAGTTCTCCGGCTTGGGTGCGGTCCTCGACTTCTTCGGCGGTTTCGGAGTCGAGGTGGAATCCGCGAACAGCGGCGCTGGCTCGATCAGTCGCCGCGCGTAGCCGCCGGACACCAGCCGTTCAGCGGTGGTGGCGTTGGCGTTGAACGTCGTACCGGGACGCAGTTCGCGCCGCCCGACGCCGTCCTGATGCACCGCGCAGTTCCGGACGCAGATCAGCAGCTCCGTCAGTACGTCTTGCATCGCTCCGGCCTCCCGTGCTTGGTGTAGTCGCCGCTCCACTGGTTCACGACTTCGAGGTGTTCACCGGGCCACGTCACTGTCAACTGGAGATGTCCGATCCTCACGCGCGGCGAAGCGCAGACCTTGTTGCCAGCCTCGCGGAACCTCTTCCAGAACCAAATGTCATCGTCCACCTTCGCCGGACCCCATCGGTTCTCCGCGTCCGGCGAGCTGTGGAACCAAGGCTTCGGCATCCGGCGCAGCGCGTCGGTGCGGATCAGCGTAAGCCCCATGTGTCCCGTCTCGCACTCGATGGCGTCCGTGTGGAACTCGCGCGAGTCGATCTGCGTCCGGCGCTTGCCGTCCGAGTCGAGCATGGTCAGAAGCACGTTGTTCCGGTCGCGCCCGATCTGAAGCGGGAACAGCGCGTCCACGTCGGGCCGCGTCTCCATGATCTGCCACAGCCGAACGATGTCCGTCTCATCGAAGATCGAGTCGAAGTCGATGGTGAGTACGTACTTGCGCTTCGGCTGGTCGCAGACCTCCTCCATGATGCGCTCAAGGCACTGGCCCCAAAAGACCCCGGTGGACTTGAGGAAGTCGATTCCGAGTTTCGCGCATGAGAGATGCGTAGCGGCCATCGTGTCCGTCCACGCAACGCGCGGCAGCGACATGATCGCCTGTACGTCTGACATCGGAAGGCGCGGAATCGGCAGCGCGAAGCGCCGCACGACGGC